GACAAGGGCAAGGTTAGCGATCAGACACTGAAGCGAATCGAAAACGCCCTGCTCTACAAGGCTTACGGCGGCACTGGCCGTGCGTCTGATATATTTATCAGCAAGGCGATGGAGCGCACAGACGACGACACCAAGACGCTGACTAACTCCTTGGTCGATGTGGCAAACGACTGGATCAAGTTTCAGCAGGCCATCAAGGATGGTGAGGTCGATAAGAAATACGACATCACCAACAAGCTGATGGAATCAGTCGGCAAGGTATCGGACATCAAGGCCAGTGGGAACAGCGTGTCAGGTGAGCTTCGCAGCCCCGACATGGTTGAGCCAATGGATGAGTTCGTGAAGGACATCCTGATCGGATTCCACGATGAGCGGATCTCCCGGATTCTCAGCAAGAAGGCCATTGCTGAAAAGCTGCGGGCCTATACGGAGATCGCCGCCAATCAGCAGGCTGAGCCCGACATGTTTGGGAAGGCAGAGACCCCATCTGCACGCGCCATTTGGAAGCGCGTTGCTGCGGGTGAGGGTGCTTCGCAGTCTGATATGTTTGGCGAAGTTGAGAAGCCTTCGCAGGCAAAATCAAGAAGTCTTCGTGGCGATCTTTTAAGTGGCATCAGTACTGCAGTCAGGAATCCAAGCGAAGCTATCGAATATGCTATCTACCGGATGCAGGACGCATGGTCTTCACTTACGGGTAAGGCCATACAGGCCGATGCCAAGCTAACAGATTTGCTGCGCGACCCAGAGATTGTCAGAAAGATGAACCCGGCCCAGCGGGAGCTGGCCGCTGCCTTGGCGGCTGTCATTGATGATGATGTTAACGTCAAGATTGGTAATAAGAACTTCAGCCTTCAGAGGGCTTTTACTTTAGGTCTTGCGTCGTTTTATGAAGACGCCCCCCCAGTGGTTCGTTTGCGTGGCGTGTCAACTCCAGCAAACATTGTGACCCTACTCCATGAGTCGGTTCACATTGCTTTGATAGCCAAGTACGGCGTTGAGTTTTTACGCTTAAAGTATGTCGGAGAAAACCCGACTCCAGAGATAATTAGGCTACGCAACGAAGCCATTGAGTTGGCAGGCGCATATGACGCCATGTTAAATGAGGCAGACCCTTCAGTGTCTAATACCGCCCCTTACGGCATGACTGACTTGGATGAGTTCATTGCCGAAGGTCTGACGCAGCCTAAGTTCCAGCAGTTTCTGGATAAGGGGAATCTGTGGACGCGATTTGTAGAATTAGTGCGGAAGCTGCTTGGCTTGGAGCCAAAGTTCCAATCGCAACTCAACACCGTATTAAAGACTGGTGCTGAACTCATCGCTGGTTCCAAAAACATTAGCCGCATGAGGTATGTGGGGGATATTGAAACCTTCTCATCTCGGAATGTCACTAACAACAGGCGGGCCATGCAGGCCCTACTGAACGGCACGCCTGACCAGATGCGGAATGCGGTTGCAAAAGCGCAGAGACCCTTCGATAAGAGCAATGAAGAAGCTGCGGACGTACAGAGTAAAAACAGAGGGTGTGACTGATGATAGGATCTAACTGCTCCCTTGATCTGGCAGAGGTCGCTCTAAATAATCCGCCAGCGCCACCAAAGTCTTTTGATCCAATCGAGAACATCGCATCCATTGTGTCATACGTTCGGCCAGCGACTGCCGTCGCCCGGAAAAGCAAGTACTTTGCGCGCCTGCACAAGGCGACAAACGACAAGGTCAAGATGACCAGCCTTCTCATGTCCGACTATGAGGATTTGCTGCATGAGATGAACGAGCTTCCGCAGGAATCGAAGGACAGGCTCAACGCGGTCTTCGAGTATCTCCGTTTGTCCAAGACCGCCGTCCGCGATACCGGGCGCAACTTTGCCCTGAAGACCCGTGAGCTTCGCCGCGAAGGCGCTGATGGCATCGAGCGGCGCTTTGCGCCTGAGCTTTCGAAGCCCGGCCAAACACTAAAGCTAAACGCTAATGAAACCCGCATACTTCACGAGGCGCGGGAATATCTGGAAAGCCGCTACACGCTAAACGCCAAGTCACAGTTGTCTGTCCTTGGCTATGATGGTGAGTACAGCCGCAAGGCTATAGAGGAAGGGGTTGAGGACGACGGGTTCCGCAACGATCTTCTGCGCCTGTTTGACGCCATAGAGTCGCAGCGTCTGACATCCTATATCCCGTTCATGCGCTCAGGCGATACGAAAGTTATTGTCTACGGCCCCGATGGGACGTTGGACAGCGGCGCTTTCTACATGATCGACAGCCTGCAATGGCTGCGAGATCTGGTTGGTAAGGGGATCGCGGCGACCATCCCTGATCCTAGCAAAAAGAGGATCGCCGAGATCAAGGCAAAGTACCCGGAGAGCGAGGGCTACAGGGTAATCACGGACTCACGCGACATTCCCAATGAACAGGACCGGCTGTCTATCGAAGATCTTCCCAATCTCGATAAGCTGCTAAGCCTGATGGACGCCAGATCCGGCGGCATCATCAAGGATTACTACGACCGGACGATGGGTGGGATGTTCTCTGAGAGCAACCTTGGTGAGCTAACAGAAAATAACACCAAGATGATTGCCAAGGGGATCATTGCGGATCTTCCAAAGAGCATCCGCTCTGTTCTGATGCAAGACCTCGCCGCTGGTTTCATGAAGCAATCTCGCGACATTGCGGGCTATGATACGAACTTCACGGACCGGCTGCTCGATTACAATCGGATCGTGGCAACAACGGTTGCGCACCGGATGTACCGCAAGGAATATGCAGAGGCGTATGATGACCTGCAGCGTAATGTTAATAAATCTGAAAGGGAGTATGCCAAGGAGTGGGACCAGTACGTCGACACCCCTGAGGGGTACATAGCGCGTGGGCTTAAAACAATTGGCTTCTTCAACTCCATGTGGGCAAGCGTGGCATCATCATCGGTCAACGCCATGTCCGTCTGGACAGTCACCGCCCAGCAGATGACGGTTATGAAGGGCTCTGCCGGCCTTGATACCTACAAAATGGCAGTTCAGGTTATGGCTGGATTCCGTGGCAAGGTTGGCTATGGAATGCACGTCGATCCAAATGCGATCCCGGGCCTGACAGACGAAGAGCGAGACGCCCTTGTCCTTGCAAACAAGCGCGGGACTGTCCGGGCCCAGATGAACCCAGAGCTTATGGGCATTGATAGCTACGGCGCTATGAGTGACAAAGGGTCTGGGCTCAAGAAAACAGCCAAGCGCTATTTCCAATACGGCTCCAGCGTCATCTCGGTCACGGAAGAGATGAACAAGGCAGCCGCGTTTATCGTGGCATATCGCTATGCCAAAAATCCGAAGGCTCTGAAGAACTGGAAGGAAGCCTACGGCAAAAACGAACGCGCCAAGATCATCATCAAGGAAGGCTCTAATCCTTTCGACGTTGCTGAATTCATGGTCGAGACGGCGACGTTCATGGGTGGCCAGATCGAGAAGCCGCCTATTATGCGTGGTGCTGGTGGCGTAATCCTGCAGTTCTCCCAATACCCTCTGCAGATTATGTTCCTGTTGGCTGAAAATCTGCGCTCTCAAGGTCCGCGTGGCAAGGTGGCCGCCATATTTACATTGATGATAATGTGGACTGTCTCTGGCCTGCTGTATGCAATTCCGTTTGGTGACGATGCAATCAACTTCTTCCAGTGGATTTACAACATGAACAGCGAGGGAGCTAAGAAAGACTTCCGCACCGAGGCGCAGCTGATGCTGGCGGAGATGTTCGGCAATGGCGAGGCTGGACGGCGGGATGCAGAGATGCTCCTTCGCGGACCTTCGAGAGAGCTGCTTGGGCTAAACTTCGGTGAGCGCGTTGGCTTCACGACACTTATACCTGAATTTGAAAGCGGGATTGCTATTGCTCCAGCCATATCGACGACCGTTTCTAAGTTCCAAGAATACCTTCAGCGTCGCTCGTCTGGCGTGCAGCCTGTCGCAGCTAATGTGGCGCTTGTGTCCCCCTTCATCGGTAAAGGGCCAACGGATCTCCTAAAGGGATTCGTGCAGTACCCACTAGAGGGATATAGGACGCGCTACGGTTCGCTTGTAGTTGAGCCGGAGAAAATGGGCTTCTTCACTGAGCAGCTTCCACGCGGCACGGGATTCCAGTCAGCTAAAATTGCACGCGAGATGCAAGCGAGGCAGGCTGGAAAGCTAATCAAAGAATCAACGCGAAATGCAGAGCGCAAGAATACGCTGATACTGGGTAAACTTCTGGCAGATGCAATCAAGGCCGAGGATGCCGGAGACAATGCCAAGGCAGAAAAGATCCTCGCTCAATTTGACAAAGAGATGCAGATGGTCGCCGACAAGTATGAAAAAGAAATCAATGCGGGGAACTTTGATGGAGCCGTCAAGCCGCCGACAGAACAGACGTTAAAGAATGCCATGATGGCAGAGCTGTATCCGGGCATGAAGCTGGATAGAGTTGGCAAGCTGAAGGAGCAGGCTTACATCGATGTCTACCGGACAATATTGGTAGATGAAGAGGAAGGCGACCTCATACCAGAGGAAGAGGAAGAGTACGTGGAGGAAGAGGAAGGCGACATTGAAGCCGCCTTCCCCGAATAACTCAGAACGGCACGTCATCCCCATCGAGATCAGGAGCCGGGCGCTGATAGGCGTTTGCCTTAGCCGCTGAGTGCTGCTGCTGGCCGCCGTTGTCCTTCGGCTCATAGAGCGAGACAATGATGCTCTCACGGCCTTCGTTGCCGCCGACGCCAGCTGGATTGAACGTGCGGTCGAGCAGGATGTAGGGGCCCTTATCCCCTTCCATCATGACGCCGACGTTCTTGAACCGCCCCTTGGTCTGGCCTTGGCTGTCCGTGTATTCGCCAACCTTGACGACGAGATCATACTTTTTACCCATTTATTTACTCCTACTTGAAAAACTTCATCAGCTTGGTGGTGTTGCGCGGGGCCATCAGCTCTGCTTCTTCGAGCATCCCTTCGTGCAGTGCGCGCCATGCTTCGCGTTCGCCTTCCGACAGGCCGGCGACGATCTCGCACGCTGCGTTCGCCCAGCCATCCCAATCGGTCATGCCTTCCTCGTCTTCGCCCGGCTCCAGCACATCGATGTGCAGCGGCGTCTTAGGCGCAGTCTTGGCGACAATCTTTTCCTCAAGGGTCTGCACCTGAGCTTCTGCCACAGGAACATCGTCGAAGTCGGTGATGTCCATTTCGTCGCCGCTATAGTCATCAGCCTCGATGACACCTTCTGCGTAATTGTCGACCATCACTGCGCGCTGCGCCTCAGTGGACAGGGGCATATACTTGCTTGCCCGGCGGACCACAGTCTTGCGCCACATCTCAGCCTCATCGGTCTTCCAAGGGCCGACGATAGTGCCGTCCTTGGTCTTGGATGATGAGCGGTTCCGGATCGAAAGGATCTCTTCCTTGCTCATGATCTCGAACTGCGTCTCGCCGTTCTTCAGCTTCCACACGCAGTATGCGCCGACCTTCTCACCGCGATCCGACAGGCCGTGCTTGTGAATAATGCGCGGCTCGATACCTTCCTCGACCTCGAACACATCTCTCTCGTACACGAGACGGCTCTCGATCTTCAACACTTCACCGGACTGCAGCGCCAGCTTCATCAATCCCTTATAGCGTGGGCGGAACTGGGCGACGTTGCGCTTCAGGCGGCCATCATAGACCTTGAGGATGTCAGCCTCGGCCATGCTCTTATTAAGCGACAGGCCAAGCTCTGCGGCGCTCAGACACGCCTTCAGCAGTGATGCGCGGTCACAGTCCAGCAAGTCCATGTTGTCAGCGACAGCTGCCACCACGATAGCTTGGAATTTATCGACCGTCATGGCCTGCGGGAGAAGACTGCGGAGATGCCCTTCGCGCATCGCCAGCTCCTGCTTGAACCGATCCATCGGCTTTGCAGGAACGATGTCATTACCTGTTGTCATTCTTCATTTCCTCTTCAAGATCTTCAATCATCAACTCGATGGCGCGCTCGACGGTGGCTCGAAGCGTAGGCTTCAGGGGATGCTTGGCCGCGACCGAGCGCAACCTTGCCAACAGATTCCTGTCCACCCGCATCATAACAATATCTTTCATCATGTGATCCTTACTGTCGTGTATCCAGAACGCTTGCCGGTCAGCGTGCCGACCATATCCGGCGTGATTTCCTTGCCGGGATTGCTTGGGACATTGCTGATCGACATCTTATGTTCGCCGCACTTGACCGAAGCCTTGTCCTGCGATGTGTTCATAAGCTCCAGCTTGGCACGGGCCTTCATCAGGATCGCACCCTTAGCCTCATCAGCACGGGTTGCCGCCACTTTTTCTTCCTGCTTGGCAGCCTTATAGTCCACGAACAGCTGCGCGTCTTCGTCATCGAGAACAATATCGCTCTTAGGCAGCGTGCCCATGAGCTTAGTGATCGCCTCAATGTCCGTCGCGTAATCAGGATCAGGCTCCCTGCCCTCGGCAATCGACTTCCAGAACAGCGTGATCTGGTTCTTGATGGCGTCAATGATATTGTCATTGCGCGGGATCTTCATGCGGCGCGGCTCGTCATCGATCAGGGCAACCAGCCATGCGTGATCCGAAGTCGTGCAGGCCAGCTGGTGCTGCACCTGAAGCAGATAGTTCTCAGGCGCTTCGTCGATCTCTTCACCATTATAGTGCCAGCCATAGCCACGGGCAGACCATTTGATCTCCACAGGCGCGCCATTGTTCGTGATGTAATCGAACGACGCACCCATGCCGGGGCAGTCATCGACCGTGTAATAGTCTTCGACCTTCGTGAGATCCATTGACCAACGGTGCGCGGCCCAGTTCGCAATGCCGCTCTCAAGGAATGTGCCTGCTTGCACAGCCTTATTGCCAGAGATGTCTTCCGGCGGCAGCTTGCCAGACTTCTCCATCCACAGTTGCCAGCGGCTCGTATAGGGCGACAGCCCGAACAGCGCAGCAACATCGCTCCCACCAATGTGTTGGGAACGCAACTCGTGCCAGTGCTTCTGGTCACGGACTTGTATAATAGCCATTTATATTCTCCGGTTATGGCCGTATCCAGTCGGCCTACACATGGCATACAAATGTCTACGGAGTTATGTCAAGCCCTTTGTAAACATCGTCAACAGATCGCGCTATGATGTATATTCCGCCGCGTTTTTCCCACGCATTCTGCCATGCAACCTGAGCAAGTCTTTGTTTTCCCTTGTCAGTTTTTACCTCGATGGCGAACGCTCGGCCCGGGGATATGACGCCAAGCAGATCGGGCGTCCCTTCAGGCGCAGATTGAATGACACGCGGACCACCATCAATCGGGCGAAACTTGCCGACGTTGATCCGGAACATCATGATGTCATGCCTCTGGCCCAGCGCGAGGCGGATCTCCTGCTGGATTGCGGCCTCTCTCACTGCAGGGTCTCCGGCTTCCCGTCATCATCGAGATGCTCCATCACGGCTTCAATAGCAGCCATCATGGCGGCAAAGGTCTGCCGGTGATTGATGCCTTCGATTTTCCGATTCTCATGCCACTGATAGATCGTATCCAGCATCTCGAATGTCAGATCATATATCAGGGACAGCGGCACCACTACCGCATGGAACTCTGCGTCTTCCCCATCGTCATCTTCCATATCGAGTCCCTCTCTTCTGCCGTCAAACCATTGGTTGTCTGCACGTCACGCATACCAACCTTCTTGGCAAGGCGCGATGCCTCTTGCCCGCAAATAACATTGAATGCCCACTGCGTCGGATTTTTATAGCCTCGCTTGCGGGCGACGCTCGTAAGGACTCGATACCTTTTCTGCATCATATCTTCAGCGGTTTCGGTCGCCGCCTCACCATCCCGGCGCGTCTCAACCAGATCGCCATCCACATGCTTCACGGCTCTGGCCATGACAGGGTAAACGTGGCCACACATGGGGCACGTAGGCGTCGGCTTGTGAACCGCGAAGCAGGCAGTGCATGTCCGCACAGGCGCAACCTTCTCAGCGTTCTTGCCACGATTGGTGACGAACCCGTCATCAAGGCTCCAGTCCCTCTCGTCATCAATGAACCCATGCCGCGCAGTGTTGCCTGCATGATCGAGGATGATCGTGCGCTCCTTGTCGGGATGTGGCCTGATTGCTCGACCGCATTGCTGCAGGAACAGGCCCAACGATTTGGTCGGGCGCAACAGGATCGCAACCTCGACAGACGGCAGATCGAAGCCCTCACTCACCAGATCGCAGCTGGTCAGGATCTGCACCCGCCCATCCTCGAATGCCTTCAGGATACCGTCGCGCTCAGTATCATCCATGCCTCCGTCAATGTGGCTGGCTGCGTGGCCGGCGTTGCGGAAGTCCTCCGCCACATCCTTGGCGTGCTTGACGCTAACGCAGAACGCAATCGCCTTCTTGCCCGGCGCGTATTTCTCATAGTGCCTGACCGCGCTGCCGGTAATGATCGGCTTGTCCATCGCGTCTTCCAGCTGCTTGGAAACGAAGTCTCCCATGCGCGTGCCAACAGAGCCGAGATCGGGCGTGCTTGGCGCATAGACAATAGCCTGCGACAGGAAGCCCTGAGCGGTCAGCTCAGCCACCGTAGGGCCCATCACCATGTCATCGAACATCTGCCCCATACCCTTGCCGTCAAGGCGCTCAGGCGTGGCTGTAACGCCCAGCACACGGGCAGTCGGGAAGCCGGTGACAACCTTGCCCCAGCTGCTATCCGGCGTGAAGTGATGCGCCTCGTCTCCGATGATCAGATCGAACGGCTTCATCCCCTTCATGCGCCGCACCAAGGTGAACACGGATGCCACCACCACGTTGGCAATAGGAACGCCCGGCGTGCCGCCAGACAGGACGGCATGAGATACGCCGACCTTCTTCAGTGCGCCGCTGATTTGCTTGAGTAGCTCACGCCTGTGCGCCACGATCAGGATGCGCTTGTTGTTGCGCGCCATGCCCGCCGCGATGTAGCTGAAGATCACCGTCTTGCCTGAACCCGTAGGGGAAACGAGCAGCGTTTTCTTGTGCCCGCTGCGAAAGCTATCACGCACAGCCTGAACGGCTAATTCTTGGTAGTCTCTAAGCTGAACCATATGCTTCCTTGAATGGCAGACTGTCTTCGCCCCGGTCTGCCAGCGGAGTTCCAAAGTGCCTTACGACACGACCGAAGTTGGCTCACTCCTAGAACCGCAGATCACCCTCGTCCCAGTCATAGATGTCGAACCCGAAATTATCCCAGAGGAATTGCCGCAGGGTCATGTGTCATCCCTTCGATAAGTTTATAAAGCTCATGATTGGCTGTCATCCCACACCTCGTACAGACGTCATATGTCGGGCGATAATCCTCGATTACAGTGATGTTGTAATCATGGCCCAACATTTTGCAGAGGAATTGGCGCAGGGTCATTTCGGCCCGCCGTTCTTCCAAGCCTCCCTATGGGCTTCAGTCTCGAATATGTGGATGTCTCGGACCGCTGGGCAGTAAAACCGGATCTTCGGCATGTACAATGCGCCGACGACCTCGATGTTCGCGGCGAACGAGTAATCTCCGACCAGATGGTATGCGGCGCGCAGCCGCAGCCTCCAGATAGCCGCCCTGATGGGGTAGGTCTTCCGCCGCCAGAAGCTGTGCAGTTTATAGCGCAGGGTCATTTCATTAGCCACTGCATGATGGCGTCATACAGGTCGTATTTTGCGTTGTTGAAGTTGTAGAATAGGAAAAAGCACATGCCGATAAAACCCACCCCACTGCTTACGTTCACTTCGCTTTTGTTGCTCATGTCAAAAATCTCCCATTTTCTTTACGTGTCGTCGGAACGTGTAAAGGTTCCATCTGTCTCCTGTATTGCTGCATACCCGTCGCTGGGGCCGTATCCTTTTTTGTAGTACGTAACAGGGCCGCGCAGTCTGGCGATTTCCTCGCGCAGCCGCATATTCTCGGTTTGCAGGGCTTCGTGTCGCTCATTGGCTTGGCAGAGTAAAGCAAGGGCTTTCTTTTCAATCTCGGTCATACAAGGAACTTCCAGATCGCGGAAAAAACGCTAACGACAGCAGCTACCGCGCCTAATATAACAACACAGCCATGCACTAATTCGGTGCGGCGCGGCCACCAATGGGTAGGGCCATCGAAAATAACTTCCATTACGAACGTCGTTAAGACGCAGGCCACGAATACCGTGGCAGCTATGGGGAGGATCATCGTTCTACCTCCACGATCTTAAGGTCGCGCTTGGCTAGTGCTTCGCGTATATCTGCTGCCATTTCCGCAGCGCCGAGATTGACGATGCCGCCTTTAATTAGCGCCTCAACCAGAGGATCTACGGTCGGCTTAAGGAAGATGAAGCGGGCAAGCGGTTCGACATAGTCGTATGAGACGCCTGCTCCGCCATAAGCAATCTGCTCCAGCGTCTTCCGCATCAACTCATTGTCGGCTTGCAGGGCTTCCGTGGCTTGCTCGCGGTGACGGGCGATCTGCCGGACTTCCCACGTATATATCAGGCCGCGACGTATACGACTGGCGGTTTCATCGTCCGCGCTAGTAAGGTGAATGAAAAGGTTGCGGTCAGCTTCTGTGACCTCTGCCATAGGCCCTGTCTCCAGTTCGATGCGGTCGGCGGCCTGTTCCAGCTCAATAACATGTTTGCCGCAGGTCATGCCGCCCGACAATTCCTGAAGCAGTTTTACCAGTTCTTCATTAGTCATGGTTGCTTTCCTCTACGTCTATAAGATCGGCATCACTGGCGAATAGATTGTCCAGTGCTTCCCTCCGCTTGATAGCGGCGCAGGTGCAGCTACCGGGGTATGCGCCAGTTGCGTCTTCGCATTCGGGATGGTGGGTCATTGTTCTGTCTCCTGTAGTGCTTTGCGGATAAAATCATCAAGGCAACCTTCGCAGGTATCATACATCCACTCATCATGGATGCAGCGGTCATGCTTGCTGGAGGACAAATCCATGCGCCACGACTTCCCAAGCGGTCGCGGATACGTTGATGCCTCTATCTGTTTCAGCGTCTCCCGCAGCCGTTCAATCTCCGCTTGCAGGGCTTCGATGCGGTCGGCTGCTTCGTGGCCATCGGGATTAACCGGAACCTCGGTCGCCAAAATAGGGAACGGAAACGGTTTGTTTGAATTGTCGCCACACATTGATCTCGTCGGCGCGTATTCCTTGCGGTATGTTCTCCGCAGCCGCTTCACTAAATCATCGGTCATGGTTGCCTCTCCAGTGCTTGTAGGTGGCACGGAAAAGAACCGTCGCAATCTGTGCAGTAGTTTAAGGGTGGAATTGCTCGCGGACACACCACAACAGCATTTTGCTCAGAGGCCCATTCAACATGGCGGTCAAACATATCTTTTGCGCTTTCCAATTCTAGTTTCAGCCGCGCAACCTCGGCGGTGAGGGCTTCGATGCGGTCGGCTGCTTCATGTGGCAGTGTTGGGATGGGCCTGTTACTCCGCAGCCGCTTCACTAAATCGTCAGTCATGGTTGCTTTCCTCTACGTCTATAAGGTCGGCATCACTGGCGAATAGATTGTCCAGTGCTTCCCTCCGCTTGATAGCGGCGCAGGTGCAGCTACCGGGATATGCGCCGGTCGCGTCTTCGCATTCAAGATGGTGGGTCATTATTGTTCTGCCCCCTCAGTAATAACAGCGGCGAGGAGAGCCGCGACAATCGCGGCATCTTCCATACCCCGCTTTTTGTAATCTTCTATTAGGTCCACAAGTGCGTAAGAGAAGTCTTCAACGTGCGGTATCTCGGTCATGGTTGCTTCTCCAGTGCTGCACGGGCTTTATCCACGAGCATCCGCGCATCCCAAGCCCATGCTTCCGACGCGCCCGCATCTTCAGCACCGTCGATCAGAAGTTCATAGTCCATCGTCATCTCGGCAAGGATCAGTCGCAACTCCTCCACGTAAGTCATTACCGGTTCCTCCTCCACAGCCTCGCGCACTATCCCAACAGCCTCATGTGGCACGTAGTATGTCGAGCCTGCAATCCATGCCCAGCTTGACTGGCGCACGAAGTTCTTACCGTCCACGCTGGTCAGCATGTCAGGCGTCCAGTGCAGTGGCTTGTGGCCGTGGTGCTTCGGGTTCCACTCAACAAAGTCAGACATCAGTTGCTCCTTCGTTCAACAGGCCGCGCGTCTCGCATGCTCTGCGTAAGTGCGTAGGTGAAACACCCCATAGGCCAGCGGCCTCACCCCAGCGTCGGCACAGGGCACGGAGCACCTCGTCCGACTCCCTGACTGCCTGCCTCCGCTTGTCATGCTCCTGCAGAGCATCAGCGGCTTCCTTGAGAATATCCATCTCGACTATTGCGTTTATCATGATTGCTCCTTCAACTTGTGCACGACCCCTCGCACAGTCTCCCAGTTCTTCTCGTCTATGACGATAGCCGTGCCCTTGTTGTTGCGGATGGCGGTTATCTCTCGCTCCTGCAGGACAGTCGGCTTGTTACCTCCTGCCTTGCACTCGATGGCCAAGAAGGAACCGTCCACACAGCACACAATATCGGGCACACCACTACGGCCAAAGCCGTGGGTTGCGGGGAAGAAATAGTAGACGCCCTCGCTCTTGAGGATGCTGACTACCTTGTCTTTTACTTTTTTCTCGGGGGTTGCTGCCATGGGTTTATCTTACACCTTGTTTAGACATTGTCAAATGGTCCGGTGTAGTTTTTATCGGCTCTGATGTAGAGTTCAAGGGCTGCTCG